ATGGCTATAGTTGTAGGCCGTTTAATAGCTGAAGATTGTGGTATGGGTGTCAGTACTACAAGTCAAAGCAATTTGCAAATTGGTAGTTTAGAAACTACAAGGTGCGGTATAGGAATGCATATACGCGATGATATAGACAATGCTGATTTAAAGCATTTACTTAATCAAATTAAAGATTTAGAAGCTAACAGTAAAAGCGAGCGTGATTCCACGAAAGAAGCAATTGCTCTTATCAATGCACAGATAGATGCACCTTCTCCTATTAAAGAGTTTTGGGCGTCACTTAGAAACATCGCCGAGGGAGCAGCAGGCTCTATGCTTTATACAACTATTTGTGCATTTGCTGAGCCTTTCGTAAAAACTATGTAACTGCTGTTGGTTCATTCTGTTATATCGATAACCAAATCCAAATCAACCACCATAATCAAGCTTCATCATCTCAGCTTGCATACGCTCTGTATTGATCCACTTCGCATAGATTTTGGTAAACGTGATGATATCATGGCCCATCTGATACGCCGCTGCAGAAACATCGATCATGCTGTTGAGCATTGTCGTTGCATAAGTATGACGGCAATTATAAGCCGGTCGCGCTCTTACACCGATCACTGGTAGCACTTCTTGAAACTTTTCGGACAACTTATCTGGCCGTGTCCATGGCTCATCGGTGTGCAAACTGATAAACAGACGTGACTGGTGGCCAGTGAGCGCCTTGAGTCTATCCAGTACGACCAAAATTTTGTCATTTAGATAGATATTGCGAATCTCATTGGTCTTAGTTGATAGCTGCACTTTGCCGCTGCTTAATGTCTTACTTATTTTTGCCAGTCGATTGGTTATATCTATGTCAGCCCAGTCTATGGCTAGGGACTCACCAGGGCGGCAACCAGTCCAAAACTGCCATACAAAGTATAAATACCAAATCTCTTTATCACCTGTCCAATGGCTTTGCATATAGTTAAGTATGGCCAAACGCTCATTAGGTAAAAAAGGATCTGGCTCATCCTTTTGAGTCTTTTTATTACGTATACGCTTAGTGGGCAACTCTTCAATAATCTCATCAATAAAGGCTAAATCAAACACGCCGCGTAGTGGCGTGAGTGCGTCATTAGCAGTTTTGGTGCTACTAAAGTCATTCTGTGCAATCGCAGCGCGCACCATGGCCGGTGTTATATCTGCAATTGCCATAGACGCAAAAAAAGGCATCCACTTATTTTTGAGGATGCCTTTATATTTACGTCTAGTACCTGTATTACCGCTATCTAAGCTATCAAGATAAAGCTGCGCATAGTCTGCAAAAAGCGGTCTATCATCTGCTGCTGTCTCGTCGGTAATATTACAAGCCAATTCAATATCTGTTACCGTCAGATCCTCCCACTTTCTACGAGCCATTAAACTAGCTCGTAGTTTTCCCGCTTGGGCAATGTTTTTCGGCGTCGCCGTGTACGGGAGGACGAAGTACCTGCGCCCTTCTCCTTTGATTGGGATATTAATTTCGACGCTGTCGTTTCGTACTCTAACGCCTTTTGGATACCCTGCTGGTCCAACCATTCATTCCACCCATTTAGACTAAAGTAAATCTTATTATCAACCCTTTTCCACACCTTGCCTTGTGGCCATTTATCTTTTGCCATGTATAAGCGTTCGTGTGGTAGACCAATAAGTTTACCAAATTGAGGGAGCGTTACCCAGTCTAAAGGAACATTTGATTTGATAATTTCAATAACGTCCATTTTAATCGAACCCCTTTTTTTTAAAAGACCAACTCCAATAAACTATCGACACAAACCAGGTAATGCCGCCGAAGTGGATTAAAAGAATATCGCCATCTGCCCATATTTTTAATAAAACCATACTAGCCATCAACAATACAAAGTACAGAAGTCCAGCAAACAAACCTGTTGTGCTCATCATCGCCCCCTTCTCTCTAATACACTCTGACAATCTACACAGCGTTTTACACCGCCCACTGATTGTCGTTTAGCCGGTATATCTTCGCCACATTCCATGCACTCAGCTAGTGACGGCCCATCAAATTTAGGCGCTCTACTCAAGCAATGAGACATTGTTAAATCAACATAGTCGTTTGCGCGATCTGCATCATCAGCCATAAATTACCCCATTTTCTCAACAGTCGCATTGATAGTCGTGTAGGTTGACCCAGTGCGATATTCAATCTTATTGCCACGGTCAGCCAAGCGACATGCTCGGCCCACCAAATGACGCCCTTCCGCACATGCGCTGACTATTTCCCAACTGCGCATGTTCACGTCTAACCATCTCAAGCCATAATTGTTTGGCGCAAACGTGATTCGTTTAATCTGCTTTGACATTTGCCGCCTCACTCTCTTCAATCTGTTTGCCGACCCAAGCGTGGATCTCTTTTAAGCGTTCCAGTTCAAACTTTTTGACGATGTAATAATCATCACGCTTTGGATCGCGTTGATTTTGACGTTGCAACTTGATAAAAAACTGACCATCTTTGACAAATAGATGCGCTCGACGGCTAAGCGATAATGTTTTACTCATCGTTTCAACTCCCGTAATACCAAGCCTTTAATCGTACCAGCTGCATACAAATGACCATGTTTGCCGTCTATATCTAATACATGATGATTTGTCGTGCCATAGTGTGATTTGACGCATGATAGATATGCATCGTGATGACCCAGCGCCGTGCGCGGCTCTTCATTGGATCTAATAAAGCGCTTGTACACGGTGGTATGACAACTGAGCAATACGCTAAGACTTGGCTTTACGCTATCTTCTTGCCACACCCAAAGCGGTTGCTGAAGACGACGTTTGATAGCAGACGCTGTATAGTGGTGACGGTCTAGCAAGATCACATCTAAGTGCTTGTATTTATCAAGTATGTAGTCGCCTTCAAATTCGACAGCTTCAATACCCCTACGAACATTGATCACTTCGGTACTGATTGCTTGAGCATTCAGGCACATAGCGACACGTTGACACGCAGTTGTCACGCCGATATGTGCTGCGCCATTGATATTGACTAATAAAGGATGTTTTTTTGCTGATTGAGTCAATGACATTACGCCACCTCGCTGTCGTTGGCATCAGTGTTCGCAGCCACGACTGGTACTGGGCGTGGCTCAAAGTTGATGTTGTTGATGATGCCGACATTGAGCGCAGCGTTTAACTTTAGCAATTCAGTCCAAACCAGCGGGTTAATGCGACATATGCGGTTGGTTACTTGTGTCACGATCAAGCTGATGTTGCGATTGATAGCGACCAAATCGGTTTGGTTACGCTCATAGTCATACTTGGCTTGATGCTCTGACCATGTGCTAATAGCGTCAGTTAGCGCTTGACGGCTTACGCTATTGCTCAATTGCGCTTTAGATTGGATAAGCGCAAGCTGTGCAGTGACATTGAAGGATTGAATTTTACGCATAGCAAGCCTCCAACGCCGCACGAAATGCTGGTAGTTCGGCTTCGGTTATTGTCCGCAAAGTTGCAAATGCTTCGCTCTCAGTGTTCCATCCCGCATCTGCCATTGGCCCACCCTCCCTAATGAGCAATAAGTCCGCAACATTAATTTGGTCAGGTCCGCGCATTAAAATCGCGTAAGCACCCAATGGCTCGTAAATCAAAATATCCCATGCTATTAACTTATCCCCGCCAATCGCATAGTCATCCTCACTAAAGCGATCCATGCTATGCATACGCTGGATTAAGACATCAGATAGGTTTTTGATAAAGATAAGCTGCATGTCAGCTTGAGTGATTTGAGGTACTATAGCGCTAAGACAGTTTGAGTTGTGTGAGTAATCGCGTCCCAGTTCATCAATGATGATGTCACTGGCTTCCATGCCTTGTATTTCAGGCACAGTCTCGCTTAGATAATCGACATCGTTGACAGTTTCACGATCAATCTGTATAGGCAAAAAATCACTAGTATCGAATGCGCCATCTATTAGCTCAATCTCATGCTGGTCAAAACAGTTACTTCTCCAAACGCCTTTATGGAAGTAGACGTGTGACGATGGTAAGTTATGTCTAAATGCCCGACCGTCAGAATTTAATGCTGCTGACTTCCACTTCTCATCCTGCCCTTCAAACACCCACTGGCCTAACTGTAAAAGCTCAGACTCAGGTGCATCATTAGCGGCTTCAGCTTGCATAGCAGCAAGCAACCCATCAGCATGACTTTCCTTTTTAGCCAACAGGCCACGCGCTACTTCGTCCAATTTACCTTTTAGCGCTGCTATTTCAGCTTTGGTTTCGTCATCAAAACCGATTTCAAAGCGTGTGATTAGCTTGCTCATGCAGCACCTCCCCAAGACAAAACGACAATCAATAAAACGCAAAAAACCATAAGCAAACGCATAGTTTTATGCGCTTGCTTATGGTTAATCTGTGTGCGAGTGATTATCTGCTCAGCAGCTTGTAGCTGTTGATTGCGCTCGGACAAGATGGTTTGTAGGCGCTCAATTTCTTGTTGAGCGCGAGTCGGTGGGACAGATCCGTTGGTTTGATATTGAGACATGACGTTATACCCGTTTTGTTGATTACGGGTACATAATTACATTTGTAATTCGTTCTGTCAATTACTTTTGTAACTTTTAATAGAAATAAGTATTTTTTATAATTACAATCTACCTATTCTTATCTGATGTTTTTCTGTAAATCTTTGTAGATGGGCAGCTCAATGCTTAGTAAAGGTATGTCTTACTCGTGCCTCTAGCTTAAACTCATAGAATTTATCTTTATCAATGATCTGGTCTGGATATCTACTCTTATCAGTATTGTCAGAAACCAAGGTTACTGTACCGTCTAGGTTTTTGAATGCTCTCTTACATATTGACTCACCGTCAGCATTGAAGACATAAATTTTATTGCTGATGAAATTATCATATTCACTTTCGTTGGTATTGACTAACATGAGTGTGCCATGAGGTATTGTGTAGCCCATGCTGTCACCGCACGCATGCATTAATAGCAACCCTTTGCCGTCAATTGGTAGATCATTCTCCCGCAAAAACTCAACTGTAAATGCAATCATCCCTTTCTGTTCAGGGTGTTCTAGATTGACGTAGCCGCCGCCGCAACTAGCCTTTAAGTCCCTATAAGGTACGTTGACTAGCTTATAATCAGTCTTACCACCAATCACAACGTACTCAGGTTGTTCGACTTGAGCATCCTCAATCTCTTGTATTTTATCGTTATATTTATTACCCGAACCTGACATCAACCATGACAAGTTAACACCCAGAGCTTTCGCTAATGCTTCAGTGTAGCTACTACTTTTACCGTTACGCCGCTCTAAATTACCTATCACTGATGGATCAGCTCCTATCAACTCACCCAATTGAGCTTGAGTAAGCTTTTTTTCTTGTCGCACAAACTTCACACGCTTAGCCAGCGTATCTAATTTCTCTAGTCCCGTTTCCATATATACCTCCTACAATTTAGAACATAGTAATTACAAATGAAATGATGTGCTACTTACAAAAGTAATTGACAATACGACTTACAAATGTAATTATGTCGCTAACTTATAAAGACAAAGGTAATTTTTATGACAGCCATCGATCTTAAACCACCGACACTAATAGCTTTAGAAAAAGCAATCAAACGTGCAGGTGGACAAGCAGAGTTATCAGTAAAAATTGGTCTTGAACGCACATCATCAAATGTAGGTGTCATGGTATCTAGGGATAAAAAGGCATCTGCTAAGTATGTGGCAAAGATTAGTTTGGCAACTGGCGTTCCATGCCACGAACTACGCCCAGATATATTTCCAACTCCAGAACCTGCTAACGATCCAAGTAATCAACAAGAACTAGCATAGCAACACTGCTGAAATAATCACACGACAATAGCGAGATTAATATGTCGAAGAAAAAATATACAGCAGCTGAGCGTGCTGAAAACTGCGTAATAGATCTCGAAGCAGCAGTCTATCAAGCTGCGATGAAGCCACGCGGCACACTTGGCGGTATCTGTGAGACATTTGGTCTGACTTACAACACAGCAGTTTTGCAGGTTAATCCAAAACGCACGTGTCACACACTATCACCCATGCTGATCGAACAAGTCCTTAGTGCGACTCAGTCACCGCTAATCATGGATGCTATCTGCTGCGCACACGGCAATGCGGCGTGGTTTTTGCTGCCCAGTGATGCTGACCAAAGCGATGAAATGACCGATATTGCCTTGCTCGGTCAAAAATTTGCAGACTTGAACAGTACGTCTCTTGATGCTTATGCAGACAAGATCATTGAGCCTGATGAATTTGCTGAAATCCAACGTGACGCTCAGGCTTTGCAGCGTCAGATACAAACGATAGTAGAAAAAGCAAGACGTAACATGGAGAGAAATAATGGCTAAGAAGAAAGCACTCACGCAACAACAGCGGGACGAACTTAGCCAGTTTTGGAACGAATGCCAAGTACTACCATCTGATCATATTTTATATGATCATCATAAATGGGAAGACGGTCGCTTGCGTATGGTTCCAGCCGGTCACACTGTACAAATCGGTCAGCGTAACATTGACCTTGACGGTTATGTTGTCATCCAACTGCACGACTCAACGGGTAATGTCAGTGATTTAGCTCATTTACCTGGTGATGACTATGCATTCGATCCTTTTGCTTCACCAGTCATCTACACCCCTACAGGTTATCCACGTGGGTTTGCTACATTTGGCGATAAGACGCCTAATGCACCTGTGATACTGTGTCGATCGATTGGCGAAGTGTTTGGCATCATGCAAGAAGCCAAGCACCCTGCATTGTATGTCGTTTATTTTGAGCGCAGCAATCTTAAGTATGCAATCGAAGCGTACAAAGGCCGTGCCATCGCTTTACCAGTACATGATGACTTTCGCGAATGGCTGGGCAAGTCCGAGTACAATGCAGACTGGGTTACTGAAATAAATACAACCGTTGACGCACTTGGCGCGCTTGGCTTTACTGATGGCTTTTACACTGAGCTAATCGGCGACCCTATCAATGCATGGCTTAAGAAAAAACAACCCCACGCCCCGCAAAATTTAGTGCAAAACAAACCTAAACATCAGACAAATATTTCAGAGGGTTTTGGTCGTTGGACATTTGATGCGTTGGTTGAGCACGTATACTTGGTCTACGGTACTGATACTGTATGGGACAACCTCAACGAAAAGCGTATGCGTATAGGCCATCTTAGACATGCCGTTGGTAACAATGAGATGTTTAAATTATGGCAAGAAGCCAGCGACCGTAAGACCGTCATGGACTTAGTGTTTGAGCCTTCAGGCAATCTACCGTCCAACACGATCAACTTATTCAAAGGTTTACCTGATCAGCCTTACTATGATGCGAGTCACTGCGAAAAGATACTGGCTCATATTCAGAGACTATGCGGATATAGAGAAGATGAGTATACATGGCTGCTACGTTGGCTTGCTTATCCATTGCAGAATCTAGGCGCAAAGATGGACACGGCTGTGGTTATGTACGGCAATGAAGGCCCTGGTAAGTCCATCTTATTTGAGAAAATTATGACTCGCATATATGGCGAAGGCGATAGCGGTCATCATCGCACGATTGGCCAACAGCAACTTGAGTCTCAATTTAATAGTTGGTTATCTAAAACCTTGTTTGCTCTATGTGAAGAAGTTGTAAGCCGTAGTGAGCGTAACCATTTTAAAGGCCAACTAAAGCATCTTGTAACAGGTAAAAAGTTGTTGATTAATGAGAAGATGCTACCAAGCCATGAAGAGTCAAACCATGCAAACTTTGTATTCCTCTCTAACTCAACAATACCACTTGAGCTAGATCTAGGCGACAGACGATACTTTGTTATAAGAGTTGATGACGTACCGCCACAAGGTTACTTTGATGAACTGTTTGATGAGATTAATAATCATGGTATTGCTGCGTTTTACCATTATCTGATGGCGATAGATATGGGTGAGTTTGACGCTCACAGCAAGCCACCGCTCAACCAAGACAAACAAAAGCTTATTGATGCAAGCTTACCCAGTCCTGTGCTTTTCTACAACGAGTGGGCAGCTGGTGATATCAGAGATGGTGAAACTAATATGCCCTATGGGTGCTGTATTAAATCACAGCTATTCAAAGCATATCGACGTTGGTGCAACGAGCGTAATGAGTTTGCCAAGCGTGACCGTGATTTCAATGCTGAGGTCGATAGGTATATGCATGATGGCCGCAAAGATATCTGCTTCCCTACCCCATCATCTAGGCGCAAAACAACTCGTCTCTGGATAACGAAAGAAGCGCAAATATTATTTGATAAAGGGGCTGACAATGCAGTCGAAGTCGTGCAGAATGAGGCAATCTCATTCAACCAAGCGCTTGGCCGCGCCGTTGATAAGGAAATCCGCTAATGTATCCGACAACACCGACAGCACGTCCGACAGCACGTCCGACAGCAACAAGCCCATACACAGCATACGCTCGACAGATCCGACAGCAACCGACCAATATTATACATGCAGGCGCACGTACACAAATAATATTGATGTCGGACATGTCGGATATGTCGGAAGTAATAGAAAAGCTATATAACTAAAGGGTTTAACTGTCCGACAGGATAACCGACAACAATAAGTAGTTGCTGTCGGATAATAAAATTAGAGGAATGACCATGAGAGAAGAATATTTAAGAGCAGCTGCGGAAGCTTATGCAAGCCTAAATGATATAGAGTCTGACTGTTATCATTATTTAAACGATGGCTTTGATTCAACCATCCAAGCAAGACTGACAGATACCTACTCAACCAAATTGTTGGATAAAGCCGCACCGAAAAAATATATTAATAAGATAGTCTGTACTGCATTAGCTGAGTGTCAGTATCCAATCAACGAAACGATTGGTTATGCTTGGAACGATAGCGAACGCGCAGCATTTTCCTCCATCCCAAAACAAACATGGTCACGACATCAGATGTCTGATTATATTAATTTTATACTAAATGATATAGCCCAAAACGCAGCAGCAGCAAGGGCTAAGATACAATTACAAGTGGTTGGCTATTCAGAGGCTACTTGAATAATGGGACAGATTCGCCTAGTATTTCTCATATTCGAAGTTCCTGCCTAATCAAAAAACAAACATCATAAGAAAGCCCATTGCCCCGCAGCGGGCTTTTTTATTGGACAATCTTTATGCCAATGATGCCAACGACACTTTGTAGCCATTCAGGTTGCAACGCGAGTGCTGGTGCTAACGGCGTTTGCAAGATGCACAAGCCAAAACCTAAGCATCAAAAAGCAAAGCAAATCAAGCAAGCAGAACCTGCCAAGCTCAAACGTATAGATAACAGACCATCATCTGCCCAGCGCGGATACGATACCAGGTGGCGTTCAGCGCGTGAATTATTTTTAGCTGACGAACCATTATGCAGAAATTGCATGTTGCAAAATATCATCAAAGGCGCTGATGTAGTCGATCACATCACACCCCATCGCGGCGACCAGGAACTATTTTGGGATCAGACAAACTGGCAGCCTCTCTGCTACTCATGTCACTCAATCAAAACAACGACAATCGATAATAAATTATCTGATTATGATGTCGCCCAGCTCAAGGCAGGGTGGGGTAAAAAGTAAACACGATTGCCCTCCACGACCACCGCCCCCAAGAGAATCTTCGCATGGTCAAAACTCTGTAGGGGGTATACCCCACCAAACAATAACTATTCTCAGGTGACACTATGTCTCGTCCACGTAAACCGACGCAGCTCAAAGTGTTGCAAGGTAGCCGTGTCCGTAGTGACCGTGAGGCTGCCAGCAATGCTGCACAACCCCAAATAGCCGTACCACCCTGCCCCGACTGGTTAGATGCCAAATCGCGCAAGCAGTGGGACAAAATTGCACCGCAGCTAGTCGCACTCGGATTGCTATCCGTTATCGATGGTGACTTGTTTGGTGCGTATGCCGAGACGTCAGCGCGTTATGGCGATGTATGCGCCAAGCTCGAAGATGTTGATACCTGGATTGGTACAACACCAAACGGGTTCAAAGTACAAACAGCTCTGGTCAGTATCCGCAACACATTACAAAAACAGCTTATATCATTGGGCCGCGAATTTGGTCTATCTCCTGCTGCACGCTCCAGTATCAAAGTCGATGTGACTCAAGGCAGTTTATTTGGCGACGATGAGTTTGGAGAGTTTAATAAACAAGGTTAAAACACTATGTCCGATGCTATTGCCTACGCTAATATCGCGACGCAATACGCAACAGATGTAGTCGATGGCACTATCGATGCGTGCATCTATGTGCGTCAAGCGTGCCAACGCCACCTGACCGATCTCAAACGCGCTGACAATGAATCAGGTTTTGAGTTCGAGTTTAACAGTCAGCTTGCTGCAAAGGCTTGCCGTTTTATAGAGCTACTACCTCACGTCAAAGGCGAACTCGCAAAAAAACGTGAACTAATATTACTTGAACCTTGGCAAATATTCATCGTCGCCAACTTATTTGGCTGGGTAGATTTTGACGGTAAACGCCGCTATCGCTATGCCTATGTTGAAGTACCGCGTAAAAATGCTAAGTCAACATTAGCTGCTGGCATTGGACTTTATCTTTGCTTTGCGGATGGGGAAATGGGGGCTGAAGTTTACTCAGCTGCAACTACTCGCGACCAAGCGCGTATTGTTTTTGAAGTTGCACAAGGCATGGTACGCAAACGCCCTGACATGCAAAAATCAATGGGTATAGAAGTAACGGCCCATGCTGTCAGCTCTATTGGTACTGACTCAGCATTTAAACCGCTTAGTCGTGACTATGGCGGCAACCTTGATGGCAAACATGTACATGGTGCTGTCATTGATGAGCTTCACGCGCACAAATCAAATGATACTTATGAAGTCATGGCTACGGGCATGGGCTCGCGTGAGCAGCCGCTTCTATTCGCTATCACTACAGCCGGTTTTATTTTAGACGGTGTTTGCTACGAGCAACGCACTTTGGTCGCCAAGGTTTTATCTGGGCTTGAATCACATGACCGTTACTTTGGCATTATCTATACGATAGACGATGCTGATGATTGGCGTGACCCTAAGAGTTGGCGCAAAGCAAACCCCAACTACGGTGTTTCGGTTTATAAAGCCGCGCTCGAAGCTGAATATCAACGCGCTGCTGTTAGTCCTGATGCTCAAGCTGACTTTTTAACCAAGCATTTATGCGTTTGGGTTGCTGCTCGCAGCGGTTGGCTCAACATGCAAGACTGGGACGATGCTACCGACAAAACATTGAAACCCGAACAGTTTAAAAACTACCCATGCTTTGGTGGTCTTGATCTGGCATCCAAAGTTGATTTGGCATCGCGCGTTAAATTATTTGTCAAAAAGATAGATGGCGAATCATATTATTACTTGTTTGCAAATTTTTATATCAACCGTGCACAGCTCGACAACCCTAACAATCCCAATCAAAAACGCTTTATTGAATGGGAACGCCAAGGCTGGCTAACTGTTACCGATGGCAATATTACAGACTTTGAGCGCATTGAGCGCGATATTGTTGATGATGCTGCAAATTACGATATGCAAGAAACAGGTTATGACCCTTTTAATGCCACATATTTAGCTATGCGTCTAAATGAGCAAGGTCTCAATATGGTCGAAGTGCCACAGCGCGTCGCTTATTTGAGCGAACCAATGAAACATATTGGTGCGCTGTTACCTGCAAAGCGTGTACTCAACGACGGTAATCCCATATTGCGTTGGTGTATGGGCAACGTCACTGTCAAAAAAGACGCCAATGACAATGTTTTCCCTCGTAAGGAATCAGACGCTAGCAAAATTGACGGCGCTGTTGCTTCAATCATCGCGACCAATCGCGCACAGTACTACGACGAAACAGGCGACTTGCCGAGCCAAGATTTTGAGACACAGCTTGGTGACTACTTAAACGACTTTGTAAGCTTCAGGGGATAACATGGCACTCATACAAACCGTCGCCGCATGGTTTGGTTACGCGCCGCGTGACCCCGTGGACGGCAATCAAAACGCTACTCGTACTGTCACTAAAACAGCAAAACCAGTCACCTTTGATACCGCAATGACCGTCACGGCGGTCTTTGCATCGATCAGATTGCTTGCTGAAACTATTGCTAGTATGCCTATTGATTTATATACCAAAGACAAAGATGGTTATTTAGACACCAAAGCTGATCATGACGTCATGAAACTGCTGAGATATAAACCCAATAAACGTCAAAACCGCATTGAGTTTATGGAACAACTGATGCTCAACTTGGTCAGTGATGGCAATGCATACGTCAGAATTACACGCGTAGGTGATAAGAACTCTCGTATTCTGAGTCTAGATATTATCAACTCATCGAATATGACGGTTATTTTGAAAGATGATGTTCTTACTTACCGCCACCAGGTCACATCAGCTTTCAGCCGTGATTTTAAAGAATCTGATATTTGGCATGTAAAGCTATTTGGCAACGGTATAAAAGGACTCTCACCGCTGCAACACGCTGCCAAAGCCGTCGCTGTGGCAGATGCCTCAGACGATAAAGTAACCTCACTCATGCGCAATGGAGCGAAGCCAACTGGTGCAATAATGACCAAAGGCAATCCCAATGAGGAGCAACGCAACACACTGCGAAAGGAATTAGGTGACTTAGTTAGCGGTGATGAAACTTTTATGCCGGTACTGCCACTCGATATGAAGTTTGAAGCCATTAGTTTAACGCCCAGCGACATTGAATTATTGGCCACACGCAGATTTAGCTTAGAAGAGATTGCGCGTATGTTCGGTGTACCTAGTATTTTAATTAATGACAGCACGCAATCTAGCAACTGGGGCAGCGGCATCTCAGCAATCATTGAAGCGTTTCACAAATTTAACTTGCGGCCCTACCTTGAGCGCCTTGAATTATCAATGCTGACAACACTGATTCCACGTAAAGACTGGGACAACTACCAGTTTGAAATTGATGCGGACGCTATTTTGCGATCAAGTCGCAAAGAACGTGTCGAGATGTATAACACTGAGATCACATCTGGACAGCGAACGCCCAACGAGGTACGCCGCGCTGAAGGATGGAAGCCACAAGAAGGTGGCGACGAACTCTATATGCAGCTGGGCTTTGCGCCTCTTAATGTTGTCGCTAAACAATCTTCACTAGACCAATCAAAGGATACCAGCAATGAATAAACACTCACTGCAAACGCTGCACTGTCGCGATGGTCGCAGTGAGCTACTGCACTCTGTCAGTACACGCCGCATTCCAGTCATCGATACTAAAATACGCTTTGCCGAACCTGATAAAGACGGCGCTGCTACTTATACATTTGAAGGCTATGCGGTTAAGTGGGATAGCATCAACTTGCATGGCGAGAAATTCGCCCGTGGTGCGTTCGCCGATATGATTAGCGCGTTCAACAATCGCGAAAAAACCGTGCATATGTATTACAACCACGGTTGGCGCAACATGTTTGACACCAACGCCGCTATGCGTGTTGGTCGATGGGTAGAGTTTGAAGAGGATGATATCGGCTTACGTGTCAAAGGCGAACTCACTCAAGGTTTACCGCTGGCCACTGCTGTTGCTGCAATGATGCGTCACCTCACGGTTGATGGCTTATCCATTTGTTTTTATAACCCAACTGAAATGGATTATGAAGAGCAAGACGGTCATATTCTGATCAAACGCGCAGATTTATTTGAAATCAGTGTCGTTGATGAGCCAAGTGACCGCAGTGCTCGCATCAACCGCCAAGCAGAAACCATTAACAACTTAGCTGATGAACGCGATGCCTGCGATATGCTGACCAAGCTAGGGCTTGATCAAGCCGATGCGCGCCACTTTATATCCAAACTCGACAGTATCATGGGCACCAGCGCTGGTGATATTACTGAAGTTAAAGATCCTTTTGCGTTTTTAGACAAATAAACCATCTCTTTTAACACCAATCAAACCCTAAACAATGCTACCAATCGGTAGCTATTTTTTTGCCTAAAGGAAAATATTATGCGTGATTTTAAAACTGCTGCAATCGCTGGTGCTATGTCTGGCATGGGTGTTATGACCCGTGACGCTGGTGGCACGTCTAAAGATGAATATGAAAAGCTCGCTGGTCAGCTTAAAGCCCGCTTGGCCACACTCGACAATCTTATCGAAGAGAAGCAAAAGCTACTTTCTGAAAACAAAGATGACAAAGAAACTCGCGATGCTATTACTGAGCTACAAAAAAGTGCTGAGAGCGTCACCGAGCTATCAGCCCGCTTTGAAGAGTTTGAACAAAAGATGGTACGCGGCGTACAAGACGGTGACCTTGATGCCAATAGCATCGGCGGCCTACTCTCTCGCAATGAAGGCTTATCGCAAGAGATCAAAGCAATCAAGCAGTCTCGCGGTAAAGTGCAAATTGATGGCGTCTCAACCCGTAACACAGTAATGCTAGGTAGTATCAATACCGCAGGTGATATCAACGATTCAAAAATGGTCGGAGCTACTGAAAACCCGCTGACCATCGTTAATATGATTAATTGGATACCAACTACTGTACCTCTTATCCCTTATGTCCGCGAAAGCGCTGTTGATTTTATGGCAGATATCGTCGCTGAGGGCGAACTAAAGCCTGAATCAACGCTTGAGTTTGGTCCTGATTCATTAGAAATTGATGTTATCGCGCACTGGATACGTGTCAGTAACCAGGTGCTAGCCGACGCTCCTGCACTGGCTGCGTATATCGAAGGTCGTATGTCTTACGGCTTGCGCTTAAAACTTGAATACTTGGTCATCAACGGTGATACCAAAAGCTTTAAAGGCTTGATGAAAGCTGGTAATAGCTTGACTATTGTCGCCAATGACAACGCTATCGACACTATCAGTACTGCTAAAGCAAAAGCCTACGCTAACTTTTTGCCACCTGAGACCGTCATTCTAAATCCGCAAGACTGGGCAGCCATCGAGCAGGTTAAGGGCGACGACGGTCATTATATCTTTGGTTCGCCAGGCTCTGCGGTACAGCCGATCCTATGGGGGCTCAAAGTTATGCAGTCACCAGCTATGCCAGTCGGAAAATTTTGGTCAGGAAATATCACAATGGCAACTGAAGGCTATATTCGCCAAGACGCCACCGTTGAATTATCTACTGAGGATGGCGACAACTTCCGCAAAAACTTGGTAACTATCCGCGCTGAGATGCGTGCTGCTTTTGGTGTTGTCATGCCTGATGCCGCTGTGACAGGCGACCTAGTTAACGTCGGACCATAAGGTTAGATAATTATTATTTGAAACGCTTCTCCTAGCTGCTGGTAGCACGTCTGCCAGCGGTATTTTTTACCCTAACTCAATATAGGCATCATCTATGATCACTGCATCTATCACGCTTGAACAAGCCAAATCGCACCTGCGTGTCACACATGAGATAGATGATACGTATATTGCGGGGCTTATCCCTACATCATTTCAATTGATTGCAGATGAGCTAGATCGTGAGCTAACAGACGATATCTGCTTAACACCATCTGGCCAATTGTCAGAATCATTAAGACACGCGGCTCTACTTGTCATCGGTGATTTGTACCAAAACCGTGAAGCGCAGCAAACTGAGCAGCTGCATATGAACCACGCGCTCGACAGGCTGCTGAATAAATATCGCAAGATGGGAGTATGACATGGTAAAGATCAGTCGAGGCAAACTAAATACACCCATCGGCATATTAAGAGCGACTACGACTCAAGATGACTACGGCGCTGTAATATCCACCTTCGCTCAAGTCTCTCAAACATTTTGCGAGTGGCTACCCTTATCTGCAAATGCTGTTATTCAGGCACACACAGAGGGTATGACGATCACTGCCAAATTACATGTGGATTTGCAGACAGATATTAACCAGACAGACCAAATAAAAAATCTTAATGATGGCCAGATTTACGAGCTAATCACGGTAATGCCCGTCCCTACTGACAACAAGAAAATCATTATATGTAAGGTATCTCATGTCTAACGATTTAATGAACGTTGAGTTTGAAGTACGTGGGTTAAACGAGTTAGACGATGCTTTGGCAGAATTAACTCTGTCCGCGCAGAAAAAAACGCTCGAAGGCGCTTTGATGAAAGCCGCGCTGCCCATCATGAAGGACGCAAAAAAACGCGCACCCAAAGATGAAGGCGATCTTAAAAAAGCGATTGGACGGCAACGTATTAAAAAAGCCGATATGCCATCGGTTGCTGTGCTTGTCAAAAAGAGCCGTAAAAACCCTTACCCATTCTATTGGTACTTTAAAGAGCACGGAACTAGCAAAATGGTAGCAACTCCTTACTTACGACCAGCATTTGAACAGAATGTTGAGCTTGCTATACAGCTATTTAGCGAAGAGCTAGCCAAACGCATCGATAAACTGACTCAAGACTAATGATATGAGCGATAAACATGGACGCATCCAAACTCATCAGATCAGTGCTAAACCCTTTGGTCGACGGCCGCGTTTACCCATTAAAAGTTCCAGAAGCCGCCGCCGAGACAGTAAAGGGCAAGCCTTACATTGTTTATACACCAATAACTTCTATCGATGTTACTACCAACGAGGGGCACACTGGACACGAGCGTGTGCCTATCCAAATCGACGTGTACGCACCTACTTATGGTGAAGCCGACGACACTATGAAGCTCGCACTAAAGAAAATAAGCGATGAGATAGAAGGCGCGGCTTTTGGTGGCCGTGGCCCATTCCCTGACCCCGACCTGTACCGACAGACTGCTGATATCCGCATCTGGGGCACTATTTTTTAATCAATCACAAGGACCACCGTTATGGCTAAAGAAAACATCGTTGATAGTTTTTACCGATTAAACATGGATTTGACAGGTGATGGCACCGCATTTACCAAAATTCCACTTTTGCTAGAATGCGCACCTCCAACATCTGAGAAAACCAGCGATACAATCACCGCGACAGATGATCAAGAAGAAGTTACTGTCGTTGTAGACTTTAAGAAAAACTCACAGATTGACTTTGAAATCGTCTATGACCCTACTGACCCCACTCACCAAAAGCTTGATGAAATGTGGGAAGACAACAGTTATGCAGCTTTTGAGTACGAGTTTGTCAAGCTTAACCGTACAAAGAACTTTACTGCACAACTTATGAAGTGGGAAGAGGTTACTAATAAAGAGCAAAAATTGCGTATGAAAGGCTCATTAACCGTCTCAAATATCACCACTACTACTGTATAAACATCGATAAATGAAGCTGACAGCGCTGTTGGCTTCACTCTCATCAACTATTGAAAACTTAGGATAATAAAATGTCAAAAAAACTAACTGCTGCCCTTATCACTGCCAGCGTCGCTGAACTACCATCTGGCTATATTACTATGCCCCATCCTCATTTGGATGGTGATATCAATGTCAAAATCCATACCGTCGCTGAACGTGAAGAGTTTGAAAAGAAAGCATACTACTCTGACAGCGAACTTAAGCAATACCCACAGCGCGCCGTTACGTTTGCTTATGCTGTCGTAGATGATAAAGGTGAACGCTTATTTACTGACGAACAGATTCCAGAAATTAGCAAATGGCCAGCTTATATTACGGTACCAGTGCATTTGAAATACAATGAACTCAACAATATTGGTCCCGAAAAAATTGAGGCCGCTACAAAAAACTCTTAAGCCGTCCCAACCGGCGCTTCTTATTTAAACTTGCTTTGCAGCTTGGCATGACAGTAGCTGAGCTATCAGCCAAGCTATCAAACGATGAGCTGGTTGAATGGATGGCTTATTATAGCTTTGACCCGTGGGGTGGCTATCGTAGTGACGTACAGACAGCAAGGCTCGAAGCAGTCGCTGCCGGTTATAAAGGTAGTCTGTCTGAGATACTTGCTTTCAATCCTGACCCCCTGCCACCGGATGAAATAGAACGTCGAGAACGGGCGGCACAAATCGCCAAATTAGAGCGACAAACCGCTCAGATGGCAGCAATGTTTGATCTTGCTGAATAATTGCCCTATCAGAAATGATGGGGCTTTTTTAATGGAGATATAAAATGGCAGTCTTATCCCGTCTTGAAATCATTTTGGCTGCCAACTCTGCCAGTTTTAATCAATCTATCGCCGATGTCCGATCGCAAACTAAAATCGCATTCAGTGATATGCGTGAATACGCGAATAAAATGGGCCCTGCTGTTAGTGCCTCCATTGGTGCCGCAGCCGCAGCGACCACTGCTCTTGTCGTAGAGCAAGTCACACTGGCAAATGAATTACAACATACTGCCAATGTCGCCAATTCATCTATCAAAGAAATTCAGCGCTATACTGTCGGCGCTAAAAAAATGGGTATCGAACAAGATGCACTAGGCGCAATATTTCAAGACACGTCAGACAAGATAGGTGACTTTTTATCAAGTGGCGGCGGCGGTATGGCCGACTTTTTTGAAAACATCGCACCGCAAATCGGTGTCACTGCTGAGCAATTCAGAGAACTATCAGGACCACAAGCACTACAGCTATACTATGACAACCTAGAACGCGCCAATCTCAGTCAAAATGAGATGACTTTTTATATGGAAGCGATGGCTAGTGACGCAACAACCTTAATACCACTACTAGCCGATGGCGGCGCAGGGTTTGACGTTTGGGCAGATGCTGCTGCAAACGCCGGTGCTGTTATGGATGCAGAAACTATAAGGGCGACTAAAGAGTTACAAGCAACAGTTGATCTATTAGAGCTGTCTGTAGATGGCGCTAAAACCCAGTTTGTTGCTGGTTTTATTCCTGTATTGTCAGATGCGGCTGGTGAGCTAGTCGGTACTGCCGATGCTGCTGATGCCGCACGTATTGCAGGACATAATTTTGGTCAGATGCTAAAGTCTGTCTCAAAAATTGGTGTAGGTGCTGTCACTGTATTTGAAACTATTGGCACAGCAATTGGCGGCTTTGCTGCTGGTGTAGCGCAGTTAGGCAATGGCGTTGACTGGGATAGCCCGTTCGCATTTTTTCAGATGGGCCAAAACTTCTTAGAAAACAATCGATCTGCTGCCCAAATCTTTGCAGAGATTCCAGGTGATATATCAAACATCTGGCTAAAATCTGCTGATCAATTAAACCGTATAGATAAGTTAGGTACCGGTACAGCAAGTCAGACAATTAGCTCAGTTGTGCAGTTAAACGAGCGACAGGCTAATCTAAATCGCACACTTGGCATCACAGGTCAGCAGTATCAAGCCCAACAAGAAGCCGCTGAAGCCGCTGCCAAGTCTGCTGAGAAAGCCGCGAATTCAACTGTGAAAAGTATTCAGGCTCAAGCAGTAAATAGCAAAGTGTTGGCCCAAGCAAAACAGTTTAGTTATGGCAACTTAGAGCAACAATACGGCCTACCAACTGGATTGTTATCAGCTGTGAGTATGCAAGAATCACGTGGTAATGCCAATGCTCGTAGCCCAGTTGGTGCATCTGGCGCATTCCAGTTTATGCCAGGCACTGCTGACCGCTTTGGCATAAGAGGTCAAGAGTCAAACGTTGGCAAATCTGCTGAAGCAGCTGCTAAATATCTTAGCTTCTTGATGAATAAGTTCGGCTCTGTTGATCTTGCACTCGCAGGTTACAATGCTGGCGAAGGAAATGTCGCTAAGTATGGCAATAAAATCCCACCATTCAAAGAGACTCAAAACTACGTCAAGAAAGTGAATGCATATCTTGCATTCATGAAAGGTGGCTTGGACGGTAGCGTTAATATAGCTGGAAACATCTCAGCACAAACCTCATTGATGGAACGACAAGCTGCTGAACAATTACGCATCCTTGAGCAGCAAGCTCAACAACGTGAAGCTATTCGCTTAGAGTATGCCAATCAAGCGACGCGCATTGAGATGCAACTTGCTGACAAAATCGAAAAGATTAATTCCAGTGGCTTTAATGAAGATGAACGCATCGCTTTTGTTAAAGACGCTGAGCAACGCGCCGCCATCGACATCGCAAATTACGAAGACACACAGGCTAAAAAGTTAGCTTCTTTTGGTGACTTTGCGAGGTCTGAACGCGAAATCATTGCTCAAAATGCAATGTATCGAGCAACTGAAGTTATCCGTGATACTGAGTTGACAGAGGATGCCCGTAATCAAGCTTTAGCTTTAATCAAACAAAAGGCCCAATACGAACTTAATCAGCTTGAATTAACTCATGATCGCGAGATGCAGTACGCTCAGCAAGCTGAGCAAACTGATGTAGACCGTATCCGTAATCAGTATGCGCTTGAACGCCGCGAAATCCAATTAACAATCAATATGGATGAGCAGTTGCGCAAAGCTAAAATTGATGCACTCAACCAAGCTGAGCAACTGGCACTTGATGAACGTCGCTATGCGTTTGAGCGCGAACTGCGAGACTTAACCAGTATTGGCCAATCAGACTTGGCTGCTTTACGAGCTGATTATGCTGACCAGCGCCGAGAACTCGACCAACGCACGGACATCGATGACGGCCAAAAATCATCATTACGTAACGCAATGGCCGGCGCTCAGATATATGACACCAATCAGCTGCAAACTGCTGCCAGAGATCCATTTGACGCCCAGCAAGCAGATATGAACGGTACAGGCGCAAATTATGCAATCGCTCAACAGTATCAAGCACGCCTTGATATTATCCAAGATGCCGTCAAAGCTGAAGTACTGGCCGTTGAGCAAGCTGAGCAAGCCAAATATGCCGCGCGTCTTGAGTTTGAGACAGCATCAACCCAACTCACGCTATCAAGTGCTGAGCAAACCGCTGCCAGTCTCGCAGGCTCATTCAAAACCATGCTTGGTGAGCAAAATATCGCTTACAAGATTATGTTTGGCGCACAGCAATCGTTTGTGATGGCATCTGCCGGTTTGAATATGTATGAAGCATGGGGCGATGCAATGGCTGAGGGTGCTACGCTCTCTCAAAAAATAGCAGGCGCTGCGACCATCGCTGCTGAGTTTGGACGCATTATTAGCGCAGCATCGTCGATGACATTGGAGTTACCGGGTTATCAAACAGGTGGTTACACTGGGAACGCACCGGAAGACCAAATTGTTGGGTTCGTCCATGGCCGAGAACAGGTTATGGATGCACCCACTACTCGTAAATATCGTCCAGAGCTTGAGGCGATGAGCAATGGCACTTATGAGCGCCAATCTAGCGCTCCAAATGTCAACGTCAACGTAGCTGTCACAATGGATGGCAACTCATCTGTTGAATCAAACAGCGCATACGGTAAGCAAGTCGGACAAGGAATAGCAGCTGTCGTTGTCAGTGAAGTTCGCAAAATGATGCGACCAAATGGCGAGATAGACCGTCGCTATGCAAAAAGGTAATGTTAGACGCCCGCAACAAAAGTCGGTATTATAATATTTTGCCTATATTGAGGATATTATGAAATTACTGATTGGCGCTAGTATTACTATCGCTTTACTAAGCGGCTGCTCAACTAAAGTCGCTACATCAACTAGCACTGTGAGCCCGACTTTGTATGGCACAGCAACTGCTAATAGCGCCTTGATCACAGTCACTCGCGACAGCGGCATCGTGGGCGCGGCTTGCGCTGCTAAACTATCTATCGACAATAAAGTTGTAGCAAAACTTAAACCTTCTGACTCGGTGAAGCTAAATGTACCAAGCGGTCGTCATATTTTGTCATTTGATACGCGTGGCGGGTTATGCCCTTCAGTAAGTGACGCTGTAGAAGTCACCCTAAACAAAGGTGACGATAAAAGATATCGCATACGTGCGGACACTAACGGCAACTTTCAGCTACTACCTACACTCTAATTTCAACCAATCAACCAAAAGCCCACTACCCAGTGGGCTTTTTTGTGGGCAAACCTATGATAAAAACATTCCCGTGGCAGATGGATATGGGCGCAACTGCTGACAAACAGTATCGCGTGAACAAAACACAGTTTGGCGATGGCTATGCGCAGCTGTCATCTATTGGTATTAATAACACGACTAAGAACTGGTCAGGCACTAAGACGGGCGCGCTTGATACCGTTATCAAACCCATCGAAGCGTTTATCGATGAACATGCAGGCGTCAAGCCTTTCTTATGGACCGACCCACACGGCAACACCAAACAATACACCTGCGCTGGGGTATCGATACCGCAGCGCAAGGGCGACTACTGGCAAATCACGCTCAACTTTGAGCAGTTTATGAGTGTTTAGGAGATAACCATGGCAGTACAGATACCAGACCCAGGCACCGGCAACGCTCAAACGGGTGATAACGAGTATGTTTTTCGTAAGAAAGTAAAAGATAACTTTAGTGACCAAACCAATGCGGCTAGTCGATTGCTGGGCGCAGCAGCAGGTCAAGTACCGTTAGCTGAGCATACATATAAAGCGGCGTTCTCGGCTGACATGACGTTAATAAATACAGAGGGCTACGACACGTCCTCACTCCCAATAGGTTCTAGGGTGGTTGTGTCAGGCACTGCGATAGACGGCAATCTACCCTACAATGGCGCGTGGCATATAGATACCATCAGCTCAATACGCGGTGGTTCAGTGCAATTTGCTTATGCCTACCCATCTGCGCTCGGCATGTGCTATCGGGTAAAAGACAGATCCACTGGAGTTTATGCTGCATGGCAGTCTGTTAGCACAAGCGAATTAACATATAAGACAACAACCGCATCAGGGGCTAACGTAGTCGTAGCATCTAACGGCGTATTACAGCGCTCAACATCATCTGAGCGTTACAAAGATATTTTTGCGCCGCTTGAGCTTGACGATGCACGATATGAAGATGCAATGGCGTTAAAGCCTATTGTATATCGCTCAACGGCTGAGGCAGACAATCCTGCTTATCACTATTACTCGTTCAGCGCGGAAGAACTGGGCGCGTATGACCCTGCGTTTACGCTGTGGCGTGAGACAGAAATGGTCACGGATGCAGACGGCAACGTAACAGAGCAGCCGCTTGCTGAGCGCCAAGCTGAGGGTATCAATATTAACGCGCTGCTTGCAATGAGTCATGCTATCGCTATTAAGCAAGATAAAATTATCAAAGCATTAGAAGCCCGCATCGAAATATTAGAAGCGAAATAAGGATCTGTCATGCTCTCATCCGACCTACAAAAACTCAGCGTCACGGGTCTTGTCACACTCTATGAGCTAGATGCCACAAAACTTGGCGCAGGTGTCATGCGGTGGCATGGGCATATGTCACATGAGGACTGGGAGTTTATCTACCGCTATACAGATAAATCACGCTATACCGATATGACGCGGCACACTGACCCAACCGGCACAAAAGACATCATCCGCCGCGATATTATCTGGGCGGGTCGAGAATATAAGCCAGTCGCCATTCAAACCGATGGCTTAGAGATACGAGGTGATGGCAGTCCATCTACGCCCACATTGGTTATTGCTAATAATATTGATGGTATTAATGGTGCCGTCACTGCCATGTGTGCGTTTTACAGTGACTTTGTCGGTGCGGAATTGCGCGTCATCCGTGTATTGGCCAAACATCTTGATGCGGCAAACTTTACCGTGGGCAATCCATCGGCGGACAGCCAGCAATACACTGACCAGTACTGGACCATCAACCAGAAAACGCATGAATCCCTGAGTGAGCAAGACAGCTCAGTGGCGTTTGAGTTATCAACGCCGCTCACCGCCCAGCGCAAGATGATACCCAGTCGCACCATTACCAAATATTGTGATTGGGCGGTCAAAGGTAAGTATCGCGGTGAATCCTGCGGTTATACCGGCACGGCGATGTTTACAGAAGACGGCACACCAACAGACAATCCTGCACTGGATAAATGCGGTGGCTGCTTAAGCGATTGTAAGCTGCGTTTTGGTGAGTTCGAACCACTGCCATTTGGCGGCTTTCCATCCGCATCCATGCTTGGCCGCTAAGGGGTCGATATGTATATTTTAAAAGCCACAGGCGCCGCGATACTCAATCACGCGGCTGCTTGCTATCCGCGTGAGTCTTGCGGCGTTATTGTCAATCGCGCGTATATCGAGTGCGAAAATATTGCTGACAGTGACAATGAGTTTGTCATCAGTCCGCGTGACATTGTCCGCGCTGAAAAGCTGGGCAAAATTGAAGCGATTGTCCACAGCCACCCTGATGGCAGTACCAAGCCCAGCACCTTTGATAAGCTGCAAATGCCACTCCATGAATTGCCCTGGGTGATTGTCAGTTATCCTGAAATTGACATCAAAGTCCATAAATCCAAACCGTACACCGTCCCGCTGATTAACCGCGAATACATTCACGGTGTACTCGACTGCTTTAGTATCGTGCGTGATTACTATGCCCGTGAGCTGGATATTGAGATAGATAACTTTGAGCGGACTGACCGATGGTGGGAAGACGCTGCCAACGCAGACCTTTACGTGAATAACTTTGCCTCACAAGGCTTTGTCCAAGTCGATAATTTGCAGCGTCATGATGTGATTCTATGCCGCGTGCAACCAACCGCCCATGTCAATCATGCGCTTATCTATCTTGGTGATGATGGTCAATTGACTTCAGAGCAATCAGAGGTAGTTATTGGCGATCACCTGGTCTTACATCATCCCTACCGCCGCCGCTCCCGCCGTGAGATTTACGGCAATATTTGGCAAGAGCGCAGCGCTATTATTGTGCGGCATCAATCATTTATGTGAGGTAATCATGCTAAGACGTATCGAGCTACACGGCATCTTAGCCGAGAAATTTGGCAAATCCTTTGACTTTGATGTCGAATCGACACGCGAGGCATGCGAAGCACTGAGCTACCAAGTCGATGGCTTTCGACAATTTATGATGACCGCCCATGAAAGCGGTCTTTTTTTTGCCGTATTTTATGACGATAACGAGCAAAGCATTAGCGCTGATGAAGTGGAGATGAAAACGGGTGCAAAAGTCATCCGTATCGTACCGAAAATCACTGGTGCAGGCGGTGATGCAATGGGCTGGATTCAAGTCATTGCGGGCGCTGCGTTGGTGGGCGTAGGGTTTCTTGTTCCTGGCATGCAGCCTTTAATTGGCGCAGGTGCCGGACTTATGCTTGGGGGCGCTGCCGCTTTACTTATGCCTCGTCCTACAATCACCCCGCAAGACCCGGACGGCAATAAGCCCAGCTATGCGTTTGGTGGGCCCGTCACTACCGTCGCTGAAGGCAATCCTGTCGCCGTTGGATATGGCCGCTGCCACTGGGGCGGTGCTGTTATTAGTATGATGATCGTCAATGAGGATACCTAATGTCATTATCAGTAATCAAAGGCGCCAAAGCTGGACAAGAAAAACCGCATCAGCCGTCTATTGCCAAAGACGATGTCGCCTCTATTAGTAAAGTTAAGATTTTATATGCGTTATCGGAAGGTGAAGTCAAAGGCTTGGTAAGCGGCGCGGCCAGTATCATGCTGGACGGCACGCCACTACTGGATGCTGACGGCAATCCAAACTTTGAAAACGTCGAATGGGAAATCCGCAACGGCACGGTTGATCAAACGCACATTGCAGGGCTGCCAAGTCTCAGTAGTGAGATTGGTATTGGTACGATACTTCGCAGCGGTACGCCGTGGATTCGCACCATTACCAATACCCAGTTATCTAGCGCCAACGTCAATGTATCTTGGTCACGCCTCAGCGACACGACTGATAAAAATGACATCATTGGCACCAAAGTCGACTATGCAATTGACGTGCAAACCGATGGCAACGGCTATGTAACGGTACTCGATACCAGCATCAAAGCCAAAACCTCGGGGCGCTATCAGCGCACGCACAATATCAAACTGCCTGAAGCACAGCAAGGCTGGCAAATTCGTGTGCGTAAAATCACCGCTGACGGCGATAATGAGCGCAAGTTTAATCAGATGCAGATTGATAGCATCGCTGAGATTATCGATGCAAAGCTACGTTACCCACATACCGCATTACTATACTTATCCTTTGACGCCCGTACTTTTAGCAATATCCCCAAAATGACGGTTGATATGTATGGCCGTTATCTTAAAGTGCCCGTCAATTATGACCCTGTTAGCCGTACCAGCACGGGCATTTGGACGGGTGAATTTAAAACGGACTATACCAACAACCCTGCGTGGGTGTATTACGACTTAATCACTAATGATCGTTATGGCCTTGGCGACCGCTTAAAGCCGTTTATGATTAATAAATGGGCCATTGCTCATATCGCGCGTATCTGTGATGAGCCAGTCGATGACGGCAAAGGCGGCACTGAGCCGCGCTTCACTTGTAATTTGTATTTGCAAGTCGCTGAGCAAGCATACCAAGTCTTGCAGCATATCGCCGCCATCTTTCGCGGCATGTCGTTTTGGGACGGCGCACAAATCGTCCTCGACGCCGATACGCCGCGTGACCCTGATTATGTGATTACCCGTGCAAACGTCGTTGATGGCGCATTCGTCAAAAGCGGTACCGCCATCGATGACCGTCATACGCTTGTGCAAGTTGCATGGTCAAACCCCGATAACAATTACGAGACCGATTATGTGACCGTCCGCAACGAGCGTGCGATTGCAAAATATGGCATCAATCCGCTTGATATGCCAGTTGTTGGCTGTACCAGCGAAGGCCAAGCGTACCGAGCAGGACTAGCGGCATTACTCTCTGAGCAAAACCGTACGCAAACCGTCAGCTTTGCCATGGGATTGGACGGCTCACTGCCAAGCGTTGGCAGCCGCGTCGATATTGCCGATATGATGTTTACGGGTGCCAATAATGGCGGACGCATATCAGCGGTTAATGCCAATTACACGGTTATCACTGTGGACCGTGATGATATACCGGCAAAAGCTGGCGATAGATTAAGCGTCAACTTAGAGTCTGGTCGCGCCCAAACTCGCGAAATCTTAAGCGTATCAGGACGCAACATCACCGTAAAAGCAGCATTTGACCCCGTTGCTGCAGAAAACGTCTGGGCCGTTGATAGCGATGAGCTGCCAACCATGCCGTTTATCGTCTTATCGATTACTGAAAATGAGGACCGCACTCAATACACGTATACCGCATTGCAGTATGATGCGGGCCTATATGCACAGATTGATAATGGCACCATCATTGAGCAGCGCCCACCAGTGCCACCAATGAATCCGTATATCATTCAAGCACCCGATAGTGTCACCGTGTCATCGCGTAACCGTGTGGTACAAGCGCAAAACGTCACCACATTCGTTATCGTGTGGAGCCAAGTTAAAGATGCGGTCGCATACGACGTTGAATGGCGCAAAGATGATGGCGACTGGATTAAGCTGCCACGCACGGGAAATATCTCAGCTGAAATAGACGGCGTTTACAGTGGTAATTATCTGGCGCGTGTCCGTGCTGTATCAGCATTTGATGCCATCTCAAAACCAACCACATCAATGCTTACCGCCATCACGGGCAAAGCAGGCAAACCACCAAAACTGCTATCAATTAAAGCAACTGGCTTGCTCTTTGGTATGCGCATTGATTGGATGTTTGCACCAGGCAGCGGGGACACTGCTTATACCGAGATACAAGTCGCGTCTGCACCTGATGTCAATGTTGCCCCGCTTGGCCAATTTGCTTTTAATACCGACACGCATACGGTAAATGGTCTGCAAGGTGGTTTAACCCAGCATTATCGCGGCCGTATCGTCGATAAATTGGGCAATACCAGCGATTGGACATCTTGGATTAGCGGTACGACCGATGATAGTGCTGACAAAGTGCTTGATTTGGTACAAGGCAAAATCAATGGCAGCTCGTTAGACGTTGCCTTGACAACCAAAATTGATAAAATTGCAGTGAATGAGTCTGCAATAAGTGCAGAGACGCAAGCGCGCATTGACGCGATTTTAGATTCTAATAGCAAAATCAATACTGAGCGTGATGCACGCATTGCAGGTTTATTAGCCGCTAGCAATGCAATAAGTGCGGAGACGCAAGCGCGTATCGCTGATATTTTAGCCAGTAATAATAAAATTAGCGCAGAGCGTGATGCGCGTGTCGCTGCCATACAGCAGTCCGCTACCGAGCAGCAACAGCAATTACAAGATGCTGCTGATGCACTCGCCAATGACATCAATACCGTCGCCGTGGCACAGTCTGCAACTGATAGTCAGCTTGCGACCGTTAAAGAGCGTCAGCAAACCCTCATCAATGAAAATGGGGTGCAAGCAGAACAGCTCAATTATTTGTCATCAGAGATGAGCTTTGGTTATACGGACGCCTCCAAGTACACGGATAAATCACGTGCGACGGTGTGGAGCTTCGCCAAAACCATTGCTCATGCTGATTATGTAAATGCCGAGTCTATCCGCGCCTTGTCCGCTGATTATCAAAACGCATCCGCCAGCTTTAATGAGCGCATCAGTTTGAATGTCACGGCAAACCAAGCGGTTGCGCAGCAAGTATCTACACTGTCCGCGCAAATGGTTGGTGGTTATACCGGCAATGATGTGACGCAAATCACCTCAGGGTTATTACATCAAGAGCGACAAGCAACCGCGTCGCGCTTTGAGGGCTTAGCTCAGCAAATCAGCTTAATATCCGCCGGGGTTGGTGAACAGTTTGACCCCTATCAGATCTGGCATTTTGACAGCAGCAGTGATGGCTGGACCGCAGGCACTTATGCGAGCGGCTGGTTAAATGTTCGTACAGAAACCATCAGCAGCCCTGCATTTGAGTTAAACGGCAACGGCTATCATCATGTCAAACTGCGCATACAGAAAAAGCAATCTCCGACATGGGGCGGTCTTATCACTTGGTCGGGCGGCAGCTTGGTCATTGATGAACCTGCTTTTGATATAAATAACATTGCCACGCTCGATATTGATGTGCCGTGGTCAGGTACGATCAACGGCTTTGGCTTAAAACTTGCGTCAAGCGCAGACAACCTAAACTACTATTCGATTGACTGGATAGCGGTTGGGCGTCCGTCACCTGGCGCATCGAGTGCCGCGCTTTTAAGAGAGGAGCAAACCCGCGCAAACCAAGTGATGGCGCTCACCCAAGCAAACACTGCCCTCGATAGCAAGCTGAATACCAAAGTATCGCAGTTATCGTCTGCTATTACTGAAAACATGCAAACGCTCACGACAGAACAGCAATCGCAAGCGGATCGCATCACCTCACTGGATAGCAAATTTAGCAACGATATTGGTAATCTGTCGTCTAATATTACCGATATTAATAGCACGCTGACCAACGAGCTTGGTGCGCAAGCTGAACAAATCAACACCATGGTTGCTGATTATAAGCCGCGCTATACCGATGCATCACGCTATACCGATGCGGCGCGCTCAACGCAGTGGACGTATGCAAAAACGGTGGCGCGCGATAATTATGCAACCAATGAGCGTATCACCGTATTGCAATCCGATGTTGCAGATAGCAATGCGATTGTCACTCAAAGTCTAAACACACTAGCGACTAAGGATGAGGCGTTAGCAAGCAGTATTGATACTTTGAATGCTACTACAGGGCAAAACACGGCTGCTATTGCAAGTGAGGCGACGACAAGATCAAACGCTATTAGTGCATTATCAGGACGTGTCGATACGACGGTCGCTAAAACAAATGATAATGCCGCCGCTATCATTGCCGAACAAACCGCTCGCACCAATGCGGACTCTGCACTATCTACCCGCATTGACACCGTAACAGCTGAATCTGGGGCTAATAAAACAGCAATACAGTCAGAAGTTACAGCGCGTACAACGGCTGATACAGCACTGGGTCAGCGCATTGATACGGTAATCACCAAGACTGACTCAAATACAGCCGCTATCGCAAGTGAGTCAACCACTCGCACCAATGCAGATTCTGCGTTATCTACTCGCATTGACACTCTTGTCAGCAAGTCAGCTAACAATGCGGCTGCAATTAACACGGAGGTAACTGCTCGCACCAATGCGGATAGTGCACTGTCTACTCGTATTGATACGGTATCATCTAAGACAGACGCAAACACTGCAAGTATCACTACAGTAAACAATACGCTGACCAATGAGCTTGGCTCACAAGCTGAGCAAATTAATACCGTGCAATCCTCAACAGCCACAGCACAATCTAAAGCTGACAAAGCGGAAACAGATGCAGCGACCGCTCAAACGGCAGCTAACAATGCGGCAACCTTGGCAGGCAATAAAGGCGAAGTGATCTACCAGTGGCAAACGCCTGCCGCCGCCCGCCAACTACCCCAGAATCTTTGGATTGACACAACAGGAGGTAAAAATACACCAAAGCGCTGGGACGGTAACGCTTGGATTGTTGTGACCGACAAAGCCGCCACCGACGCTCAAGCAGCCGCTAATGCCGCGCAAGCAACCGCGACCGAAGCATTAGGTAAGGCGAACACTGCGACGACCAACATCGCCACCATTAAAACGGATTTGAGCGCTGTTACAACAGAAAGCGGTGCAACGGCAACCGCGGTGCAAACCCTTCAATCATCAGTTGGCACCAACACATCGTCCATTCAAACATCTAACCAAGTCATCGACGGGCTGCGCGCTCAATCAACGACTGTGCTTGATGTAAATGGCTACGTGGTTGGCACTGGTACTTATAACGACGGCAAGACTGGTACATTTGCTGTTAGAGCGGATGAGTTCTATATCGGCTCACCGAATGGCAGCAAAGAACTGGGGTTTGTGCATTATGAAACCGCGCAAGAGATTAATGGTGTCATTATCCCGATAGGCACGTATCTAAGAAATGCTTATATCGCAAATGGTGCAATTACACTGGCTAAGATTGATACAGCAACCATCACATCGTTATCAGCATTATCTGCAACTATCGGGCACTTCAAGTCAGCAGAAAGTGGGGCTCGGCTTGAGATTAAAGATAGCTTACTTAGTGTTTATGATGACAATAATGTCTTGCGCGTTCGACTGGGGCTTTGGTAAGGAGTATCTATGAGTCAAGGTTTACAAATTTGGGATACTGATGGCTTTATGGTATTGGACACTTCGTCTCAAACAGTGAAAATATTGGGCGTTTTTAAAGTATCTAGCGACCCGGTTACGTTTAGCGACCCATTGTTGGCTACTGAAACGCCATTTTACATAGTATCTCCTGAATATAGGCATACAGGAGACACTACTAACTTAAACGTAGAGTTCAATGGTAGTACATGTACTGTGACTAACTCAAGTACATACAATAATAGAACTATCTACGTGGGAGTGTATTAGATGGCAACGGGGTTTGAAGTAATTGATGACCAGGGGCGCAAGCAGGTGCTTGATACGCACCCGCTTTTGAGTTTTAGTCACAAACTTTTTTCCAACAGCAGCAATGTAGGTGATTTATATCCTGACCCAAGACCTATCTACGCATGGCGTCCTGACAACAATCAGATAATGACCCAGAATTACTTCAAAGGCCGTAGAGTAGTTTTGGAAGATGGTGAGACCTATACTACAAACCGCATGCAAGGCTTCGGTACTATGCATGCTTTTACAAGCTCTGAACCTGTTTCTGATGAAAACTACGGTCTAGAAGTTTACGATGCGTCAGGCACTATAGTGTTCAACAGCAGCCAGAAACCTCTGAAGATATTGGACATTATCAACATACCTGACGTTAGACAGTCTAGAACGACAGTTTCAGGCAGGGTCACCCATTGGCGAAAGTCATACGGCAGTAAGACCGCAGCCATTGTACTAGTGCGGCAACCTCTATGGGCAAGCGGCTCAGACTTTAAGACTTCAGGAGTCGCGCTTCGAGACTCATTCATTGCACTGGAAGAGACAGTGGAGCACAGAGATGGCGAGTTGGCTGATAGATGGATAGGTAACACTTTCGCGTTATACGCACTGGTGATTGATGTGACTAACTTTTAATAAAAGGGGACTAATATGAAATATCTTTACGTAGTATTCGCACTACTAGTATCTAGCCTTTCTCATGCAGAGGTAGGACTATTCACAGAACATACCATGACCGAGGTTCTCGACGCTCATGTCGACACGGTACAAAAGGGTTATGAAAATAACATCCATAGATTATCACCTTACAATGGTATCGTTGGTGTAAAACTAAAAAACAAGAAGTACGAAGTTTCAAGTGGCTATAGCTATAGAAGAGACAACGACGTCAAAGAAGGGTTTGGTTATGATTATAGCGGTGTCTTCATAAAGCTTAAATATTATCATTGTCTGTACGACTGCTAAATAACCAATCCCGCCAACTAAGGCGGTTTTTTATTATCTAAAATTTGAGGAGAGATAATGCCAAATAACACCCCCTTTTGGGACCTTATTTTATTAAAGCTTTTGGTGTTTCTACCTAAGGTTTTTGCAGCTGTCATCGGTGCCATCCTTGGTTTGATGCTAAGCGGTGACATTGGCAGAGACGGTAAGATACAAGTCAATATTTCCGTCATCATTAAGTTCACGATCGCTGTTACGATTAGTCTATATGGCGGCGAGGCATCTATTGAGTATTACGAATTGCAAAACTACAGTGTTATGACGCATGGCTTTGTCATGCTTATGTGGGCAGTATTCGGCATGCTCGCCATCGGTATCGTTTATCAAGCAGTAGCATTGTGGCAAGGCAAGACGCTTGCTGAAGTCATTAAGGAAATCAAAGACGCAGCGTTTGCAATTTTTGGCAAATAATAATCAGCATTAAATACAGCCTCTATTTAGAGGCTTTTTTAATGTCTAAAATAAGGTAAGTATTATGACTACAGTAGTAATTACAGCAGGTCACAGCAACACAGACCCAGGCGCAGTAAATGGCAATATCACCGAAGCATCAATCGCAACCGATATGCGCAATATGGTAGCTCTATACCTTGAGCGTAAAGACATAGAAGTTGTTACCGACGGCAATGGTAGTGATAATCAAACGCTTCGTAATGCAATCAAGCTGATCAAACAAGGCAAAGTTGCGATTGAATTTCACTGTAATGCTTTTCACAAACAATCCGCTGGTGGTGTCGAAGCATTAGCTCAACCCAAAGATAAAGTGATTTGTCGAGCACTTTGTGAAGCGGTCAGCGATGTAATGGGCATCCCCACTCGCGGTAACGACGGTGGGTTTAAGTCTGAAAATAGCGGTCAGCACTCACGGCTTGGGTACGTGCGCGGGGGCGGCATCATCTTAGAGTTATTTTTTATCTCTAATCCGATCGAGCTTGCAACGTACCAAGCTAAAAAATGGCTAGTAGCTCGTGAGATTGCAGATGTCATTGCGGATCATGTCGGCGTTGGATGTAAGCCGTAA